TCGAGGTCTCGGCCAGGGCTTCAAGGAACGCCTGATTATTCGTGGCACCTAGCCCGGTCAGGATCGCCTTGGCGCCCTCCCACGTCTCCGCGCCCGCCTCTTTCTTGCCGGCGGCGTCGATGTCCGCGAGACGACGGTTGAACTCGCGCTGCGCCGCGATGGCGTCCGCGCGGGCCTCGATGTCCGTGGGCAGCGTCGCGGGCTGGCGCGGCGTGTCAGAGCCGGGAGCCTCGCGCCCGGCCTGTAGCATGGCCTCAGCGGCTTGCGCGCGGCGTTCGGCCTCTAAGACCTCCTGTTCCTTCGCGGCGAGGCGCGCGGTTAGGTTGGCGACGTGACGATCGGCGCGGCGCGGCTTCGGTTGCTCGGGTTCCGGTTCGGCGGCAGGCTCCGCCGCCTGTTCCGCTGACGCCTCCGTTGTTACCTCTGGCGTGGCTTCAACAGCAGTCGGAACAGGGGCGGATTCTGTCGGTTCTTGCTGCGTGGTTTCGCTCATCGTGACACCCTGTAGTCAATCCGTGGCCTGACACGAAGCGTGGAAGATATTTTCAACCATCCGCGACATAGCATGCGCACTTCGTCACGAAGCGGCCTGTTCGGCGGACCGAACGCCTCCAACTCGTAGCTGATCTCGTTGTCGTCCAGGATGCCTTGCAAGCGCCGGATTTCCGCCTTCAGTTCCTCGATTTCGTTCATGCGTCCCTCAGTTCAGTCGTCACGGCTGATCCCCGCCGGATGGGGTTTGCATCCCCGCCGCCGCGCCACCGCCCGCCATCAGACCGGCGAGGCCGTAGCGGCGGATTATGTCCATCGTGTTGGCATCGAAGACGACCGAGTTACGGGTCTGTCCAGCGATCTTATCAGCAAGAGCCGCCTGGGCATCGGCTTCGTTGTCGAAGTGTATCCCTTGCGAGTTGTAATCGTTGCTCTTGACCATCCACTTACCGCTTACGGTCTGATTTGGTGGCGTGATATTCCATCCACCAGCATTGCGGCTGCCCGCGTCCAAATATCGGATGCCGGGTATCCCCGCGTCGTTCAGGCGTTGCGCGGCGCTAATCGGGGCATCAGCGCGGGAGGCGTTCTGCTCGACAACCGCGCGCCGTGCCAACCAATCGTGCGCCATTTGACCCGTCATGTAGCTGGCGTCCGGCACACCCAGGCCGGACAGAGCGTCCTTCACCACCGGATGCTGCTCCGACAGCGGCTTGTCCCAATCCAAGAAGTGCGCCGGGTCGGCATTCACCTGGACCTCATACATGTGGCCACCTGGTCGCTGGCCAACGCCGCGCCGTTCAAACGACATAAGGCCGTCAATCGTCGCCTGACGTTCCGCCACGCCGCCGACAAAATCCTCTGGCTTCGTCGCGCGTGCCTCATCCAGTGCAGGTGTGATCCCCGCCTCTGGTCCACCGCGTTGTTTCATCCAGTTTGCCGCGGCGGCGTTGGGGTCTGTCGAGGGGCCATTGGCCAGATCGTGCATATCAACGATATTGCCATTTCGATCCCGCCATACATTTGAGACGCCGTGTTCACGCGCCAAAACGTCCCGGTAACCCTTCGCCACCGGTTCAGCATCGGCCAAATACCCCGCCCCCACACCATACGCTTGCGCGCCCTCGCCGGTGCCGATTTTAGTCGGGTCGAACTCGCCCAACGGATTGCGCGGCGTCGGTGGGAACAGATGCGGCGAGCCGTGGTAGGCGGTGAAGGATGGAGGCGGCGGTTCTGATGCTGGGGGCACTACAAGCGGTCGCAATGCTTTTAGTCTATCAAGAGCCTTTTGACGCACAGCAAAAGCCTCAGAATTAGGATCACTATTACCGATCTGATCTTCCAATCTGGCTTGATCACGATCAAGCATCTTCATTGTTTCAACCGGATCGTGATTATTAGCGGCCAGATACGCATTGGCATCGTGCGCCGCAGGACCGCCTGGATACTGCGCGCGACGCAAATCAAAGGCATCCATCTCATTTAAACCGGTTCCGCCGATAGAGCTGGCAGCCTGGTCTCTGGTGAGATACTGGCCATTCGTGACGTTTACGAACCCCCGATCCAGTTGTGATCTGGAATAATCGTCGCCAAGCGCTTCCCCAACACGGCCCATGACATCATCGTGCAGTTCGCCCATCTTGCCTTGGAACACTGAAAGCCTACCATCAAGCGAAGCGCGCACAGCAGGGACAAGCAGACGCGGGTCGATGCCGCGCGGCGCCTGCGTTCCCGCCACCATCGCCCCGCCATACTGCTTCACAGCGTCCATCAATCCCGCTTGCGTCGGCAAGCCCGTCTGATCGTTCCAGTAGCCTTGCGCGGCGGACTGCGCCCGTTGCGCCTGCATCCAGTCCCGCAACGTCGCCATCGTATGCTGATAGGCGTCCGCGCTGGTCAAGGCGTCCTGCCCCGGCCACCATTCCGGCGCCAACGGATTGACGAGGGAGTTGTCGTTCGGTTGCAACGGATTACGCGCCACCGCTCAATGCAACACGCTCGGAATGGTCGCGTTCTCTTCCGCCACGAACCGATTGGCCCGCAAGTCCGTGTCCAGGATCAGCGCCGCCGCGATTTCGTCTTTCTGCTTCTTCGGCATCACGTCGTCGCCCAACGTGAGACAGTCCGTCAGCGCCCGGCGCGCGTCCTCGAGCAACCGCGGCGCCACCCGTTCCACGAACACCAGACGCGCCGCCTTTTCCGTGATCTGCCCTTGCGCCCGGATTGCCCGGTAAAAGGCGTTATCGGCGGCGAACGTCTCGAAATACTCCTCCGCCATGCTCACCGCGACCTCGGCGACCATGCGGTGCGCGTTGAGGCCGGTGGTGGCGCCGGACAGGCGGGATGGTTCAGCGGTGCGACGGCCGATGTGCGGAGATTTCTGCGTCATAGCCCAACCTTACGGCGATCGCTGACGAAGCCAGTGATCCAATTAACGGTCATTTCTGACCCTGCTCGCATAAGCCACGTCGGTTTAGGCGCCAAAGTGCCGCGCTCGACGGATGCTGTCTGGTCATAATCAGGCGCGAACTTTGGCGACGCGGCACCCTCGGCCCGGCCCGCGATGTCGTGCGCTTCCAGCAACTCCCGCCGCAGATCACGGTTCGTCGCGTCCATCGCCTTCTCACGCTCCCACGACGCGGCCAGTTGCACACGCAACACCGCGACCTCGGCGCGAGCATCCGACAACCGTGCCAACAGAACGCGATCGGCATCGGTCGGGATAGGTATCAGTGCCATCTGCTCGCCCATCACATACCCCCTGGCTGCGCCGCCTGCTGGCCCACATCGGGCACGCGCACCGGCAACGCACCTGTAGCACCTGGCGGGCCGGCCGCGCTCGTGGATTGTTCCAGGCCGCCGCGTAGGCTCGCCACGATCGGGCCAAGGTTGTCCTGCAACGCCTGCTTGACCGTCTGCATGACCAGCAACCGCATGGCGTCCGGCTCCATCGGGATCATGTCCTTGACCACCGCGAGGCGCTTGGTGTCCGCGTCAAAGGCGTCAATCGTATTGTCGCTGTCCTTCGCCTTAACCTTGAGCCGTTCCTCGGTCAGCGCCTGCATCGCCTCGGCGAGCAGCTTCTCGGTATTCATGCCCTTGGCCTGCGCGGCCGTGAGCGCCGTCTGTAGCTGCGTCATCGCCGCCTGCGCCTGCGGATCGAGGCCAGGCTTCAGCCGCTCCGCCATTTCATCCGCGAGCGGGAAGTCAGCGACCTTGAACAGCAGATCGCCAATTTTGTTGATAAGGTCCGGCGCCTGCGTCAGAATTTGCACGATGGCGTTGAACGCCTCTTGCCGCTGCGTGGCGTAGTCTGGCCCAACGTCAGACACGACCTCATAATTGCCGATATTCGGGTTGAAAATGCGCTGGATCGCATCGCCGATACGCTTTTCACGGTGCGCCTCCTGCGAGTTCGGATCAATCTGGACCTCTTCCTCTTCGTCCTTGGCGTTGATGATCTTGGCGACGCGAACCGTATCGTAAATAACCGGTATCCACTCCTTGATGATCGTGCCCTGGCGACGGATGGCGAGCGCCTGGTTGTCGATGAAATGGTAGGTGGCACGGTCACCCTGCCGCTGGCGCTCATTGATGGCTTTACCGCTTCGTTCATTGCCGGGTTGCCCCATCGTGGCCTCGTATTGGCCACTGGCACTCTGCATGAACTGCTGCGCGAGTTGAACGCCCTCCATGTAAACCGGCGCGGCGGTCGGCGGCTGCATCTTGGTCGGTGCCGGGATTTCCCGCCCTTCCTCGTCACGATGCACCCAAGGAATGACGCCATGGTTGACCACGTTCGACGAGGAATAATACGTCATGTAATCGCCAATCGCGGCAACTGGCGCGAGCCACGGCGACTTGCTCTGAAGCGCGCCATACTCGATAGACGCGGACCAGTTGTAATTCAACATCCGCTGCGCATCGATCATGCCGCGCGTATGCGACACACGGTCCAACCGCTTATCGATCAGCGTGATGCGACCATTCCACGGGATGATCGGCACGCACGTTCCCGGCAGATCGTCCGGCTCGCCAACCACGTCGTTGCCGATGATGAGGTAGCACTTGACCTTCTTACGGATCACGTCGCGACGCCGTAGCTTCTTGCCTTCTGCCTCGGCGTCGTCTTCCCACTGGCGAAACAACTTCGCCGGCACATCGGAACGGTAGGCCGTCACCCCCTCATCGTCGCAAACCAGTTCATCTTTATCCTCTTCTACCTCGTAATATCGACACTCGCGCACATGATCGTCGCGTATCCAGCCGGCGTCGTTGCCGTCAACGGAGTTCGCGACCGTCAGGCGGCTCTCCAGTTCCGGGTATTCCTCGATCACTTCGTCCTTTGGACGATCCGAAAAGACAAAGCCGTAACGAGCGCCAGTGCCGTCAGGCTCCTCGCAATCGCAATCCAGCATCACGCCCATCGGGTTTTTGCACGATGAAATGATGATTCCCTGGTTCATCGCTTCCGGTCCCGGCGTCGGATCGGGCGATACGTATCTGGCCTCTATAATCGTAAAGCCAAGGCCCGCGTCCACTTGATACTCAATCGCCATGCCTTGCGCCATCTGCGCGTTGCTGACGTTGGCGATGGATCGATACATGCCCTCATAGACCTCGGCGGCGGCCTGAGTGGCACCGCTGCCCGTGGGGCGGTATTTGACGGAGGACTTGTTCTGCTTGGCGTCGTTGATGATGTGCAGGTTGCGGACGCGCGTTTCGTTCACGGTCAGGGAGGGGCGAGCGCCACGGTCGCGATAGACTTCGGCGGGCCACTGCCAGTTGTTGTAAGCATCACCGTTAGCGAAACGAAGGTCTTCAAGCCAATGCGTGCGCGCGGATTGTTCCCATTGGTGGCACTTGCGCCAGCGGCGGTGCGCGCGGTTCACCACGTCCTGGTACTTGCGGCCGCCAACGGACTGGATCGTGTCGTCGCTGTCGAGAGTTGAGGACAAGGCTACTTCTTGCCCCGCTTCTTGACGGCGGCGTTCGCGATCCTGATTGCCTGCCCGTCGTCACCGGTCTTCTTCAACACCGCGTCAGCCGTCGCGGCCCATTGTTTCTTTGCAGCGGGCGATTTGGCTTTCTTCGTGTGCTCTTCGGCCTGATTAGGACGCCAAGGCATCAGCGCCGCGCCTTCGGATACGTCATCTGAGGCGCGTCTTTCGGCGGCTTCGGTGCCAACAGGTCGGGCCGATCCACGCGCGGCGGGCGGATGGTGTTCGTGCCTGGCGTGACGCGCGGCTCGATGAACGGCGAGTTGCCGGATGATGGGGCGAACTGATCACGGTCGTTGGGGTTCATGCCGCCTTTCTCCTGTCCAGTTCCGCGCGCATTTCATTCAGCATGTCCACGGCCTTATCAAGGCTGGCGCGCGTCGAGACGAGTTCGGCGTATTGCGCCTGGATGATGTCGTCCTTTTCGCGCAAGGACTGTTCCAGGTGCGCGATGGCCTGATCCTTCTCGACGGCGCCTTGTTCGATGATCTTGACGCCCGCTTCCAGTTCCCGCATCGCGTCTTCAAACTGACAAATCATGGTTGTCACGCGATAGAGATGGTCGCGCATGGCTGGACTGTCAGTTGTCATGGACACAAGCCGCAAGGCCGCGATCGTGTCAGAGAAGTCCGTCACTTCACGCGCTTTTTCGCCGCGCTCATGTCCGTGAGGACCGACGGCTTCTTGGTCTGATCCGACCATCCCTGTTTCAGCCCGTCGCCTTTCGGCATCGTGTCGCGGCCGCCACCAGCTGGTGCCGTCTTGCCCATCGTGCCGCCGGCCTGCGCGTCACGAACGAGTTTGCTGTCTGCCATGGTGTGCCTTTCAGATCGAGGCCCATCCGCCGGACGTTGGCGGAAGCGGGCGATGGACGAAGGGAGGGAGGATGGGCTTTGCCACGTTTTCCGGATCGGTCGAACCTTGAACGCCGGTGCCGATCGCGTCAGATCCGTGACTGGCGCCATCGTGAACGGGTTCCGCGCGCCACACGCCCATGTGTTCGTTCCACTGGCGCCGGTAACCGCGTAACTTCTTCAGGCCGACCTCGCAACCTTTTGAGTCGAACCACGAGCGCGGCAGGATTTGGCGAACGGCGGACACGCGGTCGGCTGGATTGGCGGCGGGCACCACGAAGATCGGCTTGACGCCGAGGCCGGTCAGCATCGTGCGGCGCGACTTGCCGCCCGCGCTCAGTTCGCGCACCTCGATGTCGTGCGGCAAATAGTGCTTGCCGTAAACGTATGGTTTCGAGTGCAACAATTTGGCGTAGTAGTCGAAGCCTTGGCCGCTGTCCTCGTGATATTCAAGCCATCGCCATTCGCCACCCGGGGAACGCTGGAACCACCAGATGGCGGTGCTGTCATCCATGCCAAGATCCCAACAGGTGAATGTTGGGAGTTTAGGATCATATGTAACTTTACATACGCGACCGTCGCGGATGACTTCATCGAGCCACTTGCCGTAGTATGAGCCGGAGTTCGGCGAAGTGAATGAGCATTCGAGTTCCTGCGCGAACTCCTCGGCATCCAACGTCTCGCGCAACCGCTGCACCTGCGTCTCATCAAGCGCGTGGGTCGCGGTGTAGGGCAGCAGATAACGAGAAGCGTGCGGATCGTGGCCGGCGGCGTCGTAGGCCGCGGCGAGGCGTCCGTTGCCTTTGGGCGTGCCGATCTTGACGCGGGCGCCATCGTAATCGGACAGCATCGGCTCGACCACCATATCAAGGCCGGTGGCGATCACGTCGTCAGCCTCATCCTCGATCACCGAGTCCGCGTAACCGCCGCGCCAACTGTCCGGCTTGTCCATCCCGCCGCACTGGTAGACGCCGCCGTTCGGCAGTTCCACGCGCAGCACCGACTTCATCGCGACAGCGCCGGGGATCATGTCGGCGGCCCGCGCTACCTTGTCCCAAAGACCCGTGCGCTGCCACATGACCTGGGCTGGAAGGACATGCACCACGCGCGGCTTGTCGGCCCTCAGATTGCGCCTGGCGGCCGGGATATGGCGACGATCTTCGGTCAGTGCCTGGCGTAAGCCACGCCAGACGAATGCGGTGGATTTGCCGGCGCGGCGGTGGACCACGGCCACGAGCGAGCGGGCGCGATCCTCGATCAGCGGGATTTGCCAGTCGCGCGGCGTGAACGGGAGGGTGACGACCTTCGCGGTCACTCGGCCTTGCCCTCAATCTGGTTGGTCGGCGCGGCAATCTGTTCTGGCGCAGACCAGCGGTAGACAACCTCCGTTACGATCGGATTGCCGTCCGCGCCCGTCACTTCCGACCGGTCACGCTGGCCGAGCATCTGCTTTCCAAGCCAGATCAGCATCGTATCTGAGCCAGCGTGCGCCTTATGCCATTGTTGCCGGCGTAGCGTCGCG